GGGTGGAACAAGGTTCAGACGTACCTGAAGTCGGCAATGATCGCTACACCCGGGTTCGTTCAGCGCAACATCTTCGGGGCGTTCTTCAACGCATGGCTGGATGGGGTCAACCTGAACGAGATCGTTTCGTCCACGATGATGACGATGCGCATTGCGCGGGAGGCGAGAGATAAGAACATTTCGTTTCTGCGGGCAGCCCGCGGTCTCGCCAAGAGTGTTGATGACGCCGACCTGCGCAGTTACGTGAAGTTGTTGGAGGTCGGTGTGCGTGGTGGCGGTCAGGCGGTGTCTGCCGTGGAACTGGGGATCGGTTTGAGGAACGCCCGCAGCATGGAGATGCTTGTGGGTCGCCGTACTGGTGGCGGCAAGCAGTATTCGGTGTCGTTGAAGCCGTGGTCGCCACGGTTCGCACCGTATCAGGCGGTCCGTACGGTCAACAGTTGGGTGGAGGACGTTGTACGGCTGGGTGTGGGAATGGACACGTTGCGGTACGGCGGATCTGTGGATGATGCGCTCGCCCGTATCGCCAAGTCGCAGTTCGACTACGACGAGTTGACCCAGTTTGAGCGCCAGTGGATGAAATCCATCTTCCCGTTCTACACTTGGACGCGGAAGAACGTGCCGTACCAGTTGCAGCAGATCATGAAGCACCCATCCAAGTACAACAAGTTGCTGTCCGCTAAGCGGAGCCTTGAGTTGGGGACTGAAAGCGAGGGGGTTGTGCCGGACTATTTCTTGGAGCCGTTCGGTGTGCGCCTGCCATTTGCCGCCAAGGGCGGCACCGTCTATACGGCGCCGGACATTCCGTTCCAAGACTTGGGGCGGTACGACCCGTTCCAGCGGGGCGGCTGGAAGAAAGCGACGACGACCCTGCTGTCCGGCGCCTCACCGATCCTGAAGGCACCGTTGGAGGTGGCGTTCGGGAAGCAGGTGTTCAACGGGATCCCGTTCAGTGGCCGCTACCAGAAGGCTCCTGCCGCCATCTCTGGTGTGCCGTTCGTGATGGACGCATTGTCGATGTCCGGGGTTGCGGTGCGCTCCCCGAGCGGCGAGTGGAAGATGCGTGACCATCACATCTACCTGATAACGAACGCTTTGCCGACCATCGGCCTCATACGGCGCATCTTTCCGAACGAACCCAAGTACCAACGCAACCTCACCCGCTCGCTGTTGAGTACCATGTTCGGCATGTCTGCTAACTTCAACACGCCGGAGGTTCAGTCGAACTGGCTGACAAGCCAACGGTACGACCGGTTGACCCAGCGGAACGACCGCATGGACATTATTAGCAGAACGCGGTGACGGGACAAACTAACCTATGGGTATGAACTATATTTCCCGCCAACAGTGGGGGGCCACGCCTCCCCCGGGCGGCAAGGGCTTCAGCCGGATCAGGCATCGCCGGGTCAAGGGCGTCGTCGTGCATCATTCTGGTGTAGAGAACGGACCCTCTGGCACGACGGCTGTCCACGCCTTTGAGCGTCACCATCTCGCCAAGGGGTGGGACGGGATCGCATACAACTGGCTGGTCGATGAAACGGGGACGATCTTTGAGGGCAGGGGATGGGAAGCGCGTGGCGCAGCCACCAAAGGGTGGAACGCCAAGTCCATCTCCGTCTGTTTCACGGGGCATGGCGATGTGGAGCCTAGAGAACAGGTTCTTGAGTCGTTCCAGACGCTGATACGGGAAGCACAGACCCGGTTCGGCGGGACACTGTGGGTGTCCACCCATCGTCGGAAGGGATCTACGACTTGTCCGGGCCACTGGTTGGGCGAGTGGGTTGAGGGTGGTATGGCTGCTGCGATCAAGCCGTCGGACACCGACTGGGTTGGCATCGTCCGGTACTTTCACGACTTGCAGGAGCAGGTCCGCCAGCGGCCGTTGGGGCGGCGGTGGCCGTTGATGCGGCGCGGTGAGCCGGTGCGTCTGGTGCAGGCCCGTTTGGGTGACAGGGGGTTTGATCCGGGTCCTGCGGATGGGATCTTTGGTCGCCGCACAAAGAAGGCGGTCAAACAGTTTCAGGAAACGCAGGGTTTCTTGAAGGTCAGTGGGGTGGTGGACGGTGACACGTTCGGCGCCCTGTTCATAAGGTAAAGGAAACACTATGCCAAAGGGTAAAGGTTACGGTTCGTTTGAGGACACATTTGGTTCTCAGGACGAGCAACTCTACGATTCGTCGTCCTCGTTCAACATGTGGGACATGAGTCAGAAGGCCAAGAAGGCCGCAGCGTATCTGCGGGGAACGAATCTGGGGAACGCCGCTCATGGCGGTCGCCCGTTCGGAAAGTAGGACATCATGAGAGATGGTTCAACACCCAAGAAGGTACAGGCCGGTCAGGTGCTGGTTACTGGCGTGAAGACGGGCGGCGGTATCGGCCATGTCGGTTCGCCATCGAAGAGTGGCGCCCGCAAGGCGCTGCGTGATTGAGGTGGCGCCAAAGAAGCCGCGTCGGCCACGGTACTAGCCGTGCCGTTGAAGCGCGGTAAAAGCCAGAACGCCATTGCGCAGAACATCGGCACTCTGATTGGTGAGGGGTATCCCCGCGATCAGGCTGCCGCCATTGCCTACGACTATTCCAAACGGTCAAACAAGGGGAAGAAGAAGTGAGCGACATGATTGAGCGGGCTGCGTGGACTTTCGCGCAGGCTTTCCTAGCAGTATTTGTTGTCAGTGATCTGGCCTCAGCCAAGACAGCGGCGGCTGCAGCGGTTGCTGCGACCCTCAGCGTCGTGAAGACCTACGCCCGGGAGAAGGTAGCCGGGTAACGTGGAAGACCTAGACGCCAAATGGGCGCTGTTCAGCACGGAACACGCGTATGTGGAGGAGGAGATCTACGCTGAACTGCAGGAGACAGCCCATTTGTTCGACACCCATGACGGCATTCACGCCAAGTGGTCGCCGGACGGCCTGCTGGGGGTCTTGCTGGTGTTCGACCCCGAAGAGGCCGAACACTTGTTGGCGGCGTTCTACGCTGGCATGGACGGTGTGGAGGATGCGCAGCGTGCGTTCGCCGTATGGACCGCCTCATTCATGGGGTTGCTCCGGCAATGCATGGAGGGCACGGAGTCCTAGTCCCTCTCTGAGCCATTGCACCACGGCGGGGGACTCCGACAGGTTCGCCATCAACTGTCTCCTGATGTAGTCGCGTCTGCGCGCCAGCGAAGTTTTAGGGATCCCCAGTATCTTCCCTGCTGTCCGTAGCGACAGGTGTTCAACGAACAGGGCGTTGATTATCCACCTGTCTTCTGGTTCCAACGCGTCTATGGCTTCTCCTACGGCTTCTTTGAGGGCTATTGTTTCCAGTAGGGATGGGACGGAGGACTCTTCGTGGGGAGCCAACCCCATTAGTGCTTCTATTTCTGTCAGGGGCCGGGTCGTTGCCAGCGGCAGCGACGTTGCGTTGGGTCCTATGGACCAGTCGTTGGGGTCGGTGGGGTATTCTCGTCGTGTTGCCACGCATCAGAGTATACCCTACCGGGATAGCGGCGGGAGGTTTTCTGGGTTGTCTTCGTCCAAGTGCAGGTCGCTGATGGGGATGTTGTAACAGTCGATGGTTGGCGTCCATCCGTTGGACGGGTCCTTCCATACGCCTGCTTCCATGAACGTGGAGTGGCGCAGGAACTCCTTCTTGCCCATCACTCCGAGGTACCACGCTTCGGTGCAGTCCTTGAGGACCCGCATGAAGGCGTAGTAGTCGCAGTTCTGGTTGGTTCCTATGGATGCCACGGAGCATTCGTAGTGCGGCTTGGGCGGTGACGTAACGCATTTGCTTTTGACATCGACGGTGTGGCCGTCTGGCATTTCCACGTCCCAGTCGTATGTGTTGTTCTGGTTCGCTCCGGTGAGTTCGGCAAACACGAGTTCGCCTATGAACCCGTAGACGTTGCCGTCGCCCTGCCGTATGGAGTTGTTCAACTTGCCCATTTCGTCGGCCATCTGTTCGGCCTCTTGCTTCATGTTGGGCGTGACAGCGTGGTGTATCACGACTCTGGGCGGTCTACCTTGGATGCGTGGATGCGGACGACCTGACCGTCGTCATCCCAAGCCACCTCGTTCAACGCATCCAACGTCAGTTTGACGTAGTTGTCCAAGTCGCCGCGTAGGGTCTTTGCGTCGTGTGGTGACGTGGTGACGTGCAGGATGGTGGCGTCGGGCGAGTAGACGATGGATACTTCGATTGAGCCAGATATTTTTTCACCCACTTGGTCCTTCCATGCCTGCGCAACGTAGTCTTCTTCTTGGAGGGTGCTGGCTGGGGTGAAGACTTTGCCGCCTTTGGTGTGCCGGGGGCGTGCTTTGACTTTGGGTCGCCGTTCTACGACGACGGTGTAGGAGTCGGTCACTGGTGCACGTCCTTGTAGGCGTTGTCTAGTATTTTTTCTAGTTGTTCCGTGCAGTCCTGCCGGTTGGCGAACTTGCGTCCCCATTCGATGTCGGCTGCCCGTAGTTCCCGCAGCATAGTCTGTCGGCTGTATCCTTGGCGTGTCATTGCGCACGCTAGTTTCCACATGGCGATGGATCGGTCACCGGTGGGTTTGTGGGCTGTGGGTTCGGGACCCAGACGCCGCAGGAAGGCCGCTAAGCCCTCCAGAGGACCCGTAGAGGGGGTAGGACCCATGACGACCCTGTGGGGAGGCTCAGGGGGCTTCCACAGGGCTGTGACGGCCTTCCAGTCGTCGCTGGTGACGCGGGTTTCCATTGCTTGGGGTACGAAGTGGGTTACAGGCACGATGCTGATGGTGGCGTCGGGGTTCATGATCTCGTTGGCGCCGCCGCGCTCTCTCAAGTGTCCGTACGGGAGGCGAACCCCGTTTCCCCATCCACGTCCACTCAGTTCAACTTGTTTAGGATTTACTTCGGTGGTGGGGGCATCAACGAGGTCGCACACAGCGATCAACCCGCGCCGCGCTGCTACAGCGGGGACCGCATCGTCGAAGAACACCCACAGGTGGAACCCCTTGGACCGCGACCGTTCCACCCACCCGGTAACGCCCAGTTGTTCCAGAGCCGTCCGCACGTTGCGTGCGTGAACCAAGGACTCCTGCCGACCCGTGTCCCAGTCCACACAACCCCAGTAGACATGGAACTCGTCGTCGTGCGGCACCAGCGGGTACACACCCACCGACGGCCCTGCCCACAGGTGGTCGTACGCTATGGACAGCCAGTCCTTGCCGTCTGCCGGTTGGAAGCCACCGGAGTCTGTCGTCCACGGTCGGAACTCGCCATCGGAGTCCAACGCCACCTTGCCGCCACGAAACAGCAGGGCGAAGTCGTTGGCTACCTCATCCCTGTCTACGGTGCTGGCCGCATCCACGACACTCCTCCCATTCCCACTGGTCGGGTGTTTCGACCTTCACCCACTTGTGGTCTTTCAGGTGGGGGACGCCACGCTTGTCGTACTTCCAGCACATGGACCTACCCTCCCCCACCGGGAATCAACTCCTCCCAGTACGGATGAATGTGCCCGCACGCCGGGTCCAGATAGTACGTCTGATCCACCATCCGTGCCGTACGCTTGTTCTTGCACACATTCAGGTTGATGCTGTTCTCGTGGTACCGCTGCTCCCAGTCCGACAGGGTTTGCCGGTCCTTCTTCCGGTACACCTCAATGACGAAGATCGCTTCCTGTTCGCCACCGTACCTTCCGGCATAGATACCGGCAGAGTACCCGGGGGAAGATGCACCACGCCCAGCCTGATGCACCAGCCCGATGGGTACCCGCTGCGTCTTGGCCCAACGCTTCACCGCTTGAGCCTTTGAGGTCACACCCGTGGCGTCGGACTCGCCACCCGGCAGCAGTTCCAGATAGTCGATCATGCAGAACGACGGGTTGCACCCCCACCATTCCCGCACCTCGTCCATTGTTTCGGCCATCATGTCCAACGTGAGCGACTCGTCCACGATGGCGACGCGGGACATCTCGTCCTTGGCTGTGTCACGCAGAGCCTGCAACGTGACCTCATCGCCCGCCTTGATTGATTCCTCTACATCGGTGGACGAGCGTCCCTGCAGCAGACAGAAGATCTTCATTGCCACGAGTTCACGCGGTTCGTCCATGGAGAAGATCACGACGTGTGCTGACGGGTCGTTCACCAGATTGGTGACCATGCTGTTCAACAGCATCTGGGACTTGCCGGTGTGGGATCGCCCCACCACCATCAACACTTCACCCTTGCCGATGCCACGGGTCGCTAGGTCGATCTCTGGGAACCCTAGATACCACCGTTCTGCCGGGTTGCGGATGAACCCGATCAGGTTGTCTACGACTGTGGTGGTCAGCGACCACCTGTTTGGTTGCGGAGGACGGCCTGCCGCCCCGCCGTCAGCCCCATCGGTTTGGGCTGCGGCGAGGCGACGTGCCACCTCATCCTCTGTGAGGATGTCGGCCATTGTCAGGCCCGGATCTGTGCCCCGATGGACGCTAGATCGGCTGCGGTCTTACCCGTGAACGGGCAGACGAACCAGCCGGGGACCAGCACGGAGCCGTCCTGCTTCGTCAACCACAGTCCCTTGCCGTCAGACCGGCGCTTGTAGTCCGGCCCCTTCTTGTTGAAGTTGGAGTTGGGGTCCATCTTCTTTGACCAGTTCGGATCCCACCAGTCGGACTTGTTGTCCATCAGGTTGCGCCAGATTTCCTCAAGGCTTCCGCCTCCGCCACCGGCAGGGGCCGGGGATGCAGCCGGGGCCGGGGCCACGGCTGGGGGTCCACTCGCACTAGCCCCGGGAATGCTTTTCTCAAGCATCGCTACGGTGCCATCCTCCGCTATCTCGTAGCCGACTCCCAACGCCTCGTAGTTGGACAGTTCCAGCACCGACCCCCAACGGGTAATCAGGTCCGCAACCTCCTCTTCCGACGTGTCGGTATCCACGGTGATTGTCACCGAACAGGACGCCTCAGCGGGTTCGTAACTCCCCGTCTGAATGACCTGCCTACGGAATACCGTAATGCTGTTCTCTGCTTTCTTTGCTGTTGTTGCTGCTGCCATGGGTCTACCTTTCTATAGTTGGTTCCATGGATCTGGTCCCGCAAACCTACCGCGGCATGTAGACCATGCCCCGCACCATTTGGGTGCGCAATGCCAGCCGGTCATGTTGAGCGGCCACACTGGTAGGTCAGCGGCAATGAGTGTGCCCGCAGAGCGAGCCAGCGCAACCAGACTGGCCCACTCCGCAGGTCCGAAATCTACGAGAGTTGTGTGCACCGTTCCTTTGACGAGATGCACGAACTGGAATCCCAACGGCTCGGTCAGCCCGTTGTCGGCCTGCGTTGCGACCGCCCAAGTGTACGCTGCAGCCTGCACCGACCAACGCTTCTTCTCCCACTCAGAGGATGGCTTGCGTCCCGGGTTCTTCCAATCCAAGATCGGTTGCGGGAACTCCTGCACGCAGTCGATGGTTCCCTTGAGCCAGATCTCCGGCTTGTGATCCACCACCAACGGCAACTCGAACGTCCACTCCACGGCTGTAGGGCGCACGTTCTCTCGTACTTCGTCCCACCACACGCCAGCGTTGGCCTTGATGATTTCTACCGGCTCGTCTTCCTTGTGGTTCCAGCGGACGATCTCGTCACGGTGGTCGTCCCAGTATTTCGTTGCCGTCGAAACGGTCTTAGCCTTTGTCAGAGGCTTCCCGGTTTCCATCACTTCGATCAGGCATTGTTCGATGCCGTAGTGGACGGCGGTCCCCAGCATGGTGGACGTGGACTGGGTGTCTTGGGAGATTCCCAGCATGGACTGGCGTGCCCTTTCGGGACACATTGACAGTTCCCCCAGCCATGATTGGCGGAGAACGATTCGGTCATCGGTTGGTTGCATGATTCGATCCTAGCATGTCGGTGGATACGGGTGGTGGACCCCCCCATGGCATGACATGGCATGTACTAGCCAAAACACTCCATGCCATGCCATGGGCTGCTACAGCCGGTCAGGCGTCGGCAGGCTCCTCGCTGTCACGGGGTCTGAGCGGGATTACTTCGGCCCCGGGTTCTTCGTCGGGTTCTTTGTCGGAATCCGGTTCGTTTTCCTCAACAACTTTGCCCCCTAAAGACTCCCAAATGAAACCCATTCTTGTCATAAACTGGGAACCAACTTCGGACAAAGTATGTGAGAAATCACCGATTTCGACGGTGAGATGTTTGAGCATTCCGAACATCCCCTGAACGGCGACTTTCAGATCGGCTATTTCCTGTTCTAACTGTTCGTTACTTGCCATTTGTCTCCTCTCAGTGTGTGGGGGGCCGGGGTGAAAGGAGGAACTCCCCGACCCCCCACGACCTGTGCTAGATCCGGTCTACAGAGCCTGTAGGGCCAGATCGTTGCCGACTGTGCGCAATGCAATCTTCACGCCGTGCCGCCGTGCGGCAGCGTAGGCGCAAGACTTCATGCTAATAGTCTCGGCATCATAGTCGATGCCATTTTCCAGTAGCCGTGCCTGACCGTCGAACCAGTCAGCCCACGGGTACTGCTCCTCCCGACCTTTGCGGATCTGGGGGGGTAGTACTTCCAGTATCTTAGCCATTGCTGTTTTCTCCTTGGTTGGTTACTCCGCTCCTGCGGGGAACGGTCTGTGCCCTGCGGGCAAAGATCTCTTCGGCTTGTCCTATGGTATCACAGTAGTCGCCTGATTCGCAGTCAAACGACGCCCCGTCGTCCGAAGCCATGCTCCAGACGACGTAGGGGTGTAGTTCGTTGTGTCTCAGGTAGGCCAGCACCCGGCCGATAAACGGTCGTAGCCCGTCGTCGTAGCCTTCGGCAACATGCCATACTAGGGGTACAGCCCCATTACTCAGACTTATCATCATCGTTCTTCTCTTTCTCTGCCCACTCTTCGCGCAGCCGTTGTGCTTCAGCGTTGCGCAGGGCGAGCAGTTGTTTGCGTGTAAAGGTCCAGTCGGGACCCACCGGTGTTATGCTCATTCGTCCTCCTCGTCTTCGGGCCAGCATATCGGACACAGATAGTAGCCGCTACGATGACCCATGATTGCCTCGCGTTCGTCGGCGTTATGCTTGGGAAACAAGGTTTGTACTGGCTTCAGACGCTGCATGAACATCTCCAGTTTCATCTCGTCTACGTTTGTACGAGTTATTCTCGGGCAACCGCGACACTGAGTCTTGATCGTCTTCCACGTCACGGCACGTTCGCCTTCACGATCCAAGCGTACGCATCCTCTTCGGGGATTATTTGATCGTTGTAACCCCAGAACGAGTTGCCGTCACGATCCACCCCATCGAAACCGGGTTGACCGTTCTTGACAGTCTCATATACAGCAGTCACCCTCACGGAGCGCCACATTCCTGAGAACGTCCTGTAGACGATCATTTCTCCCACGCGGGGCTGTTCAGCCACGATGTACCCCCAGTCGTTTGGCCTCCAACTCCTTCAGGGTGGCTACCAGTGACGCTGTGGAATCCTCCAGTTCTTGGATGGATACTGATAGGCCGACTGGTTGCGCCCCCTTGCGTGGCCGCTTCACCCCAGTCTGAGCCTGCGACATCCTCCGATGCTTGGCCTCCGGTAGGCCGGCCCACCACACCTGCACCGCACCCGGATCAAACACCAACTGCGGTCGGCCCGAAGGCTGCGGCAGTTTGTGTAGTCGCGCTATCGGCTCGGGAAACGGGTGTTCCGTTTCGGGACCCCAGTTGCGGATCCAACAGGTTGGGGTAGCCAACGATACCCCGAATGCTTCCGCTATTTCCTTGCGTGTCCATACATACATGGATTGTTTCTCCTTTTCTTATTTGGTTTAAGCCGTCAGCAGGGCAATTGCCTGCTCTGCCAACGGAGTCTTGCTATCAATAGCCTTCTCCATCGCCTTCATCGGATCATACAATCCGCCCTTGGCACGGCCATTGATCCTGTGCTGCTCAGCACCCTGAATGGCGTTGTACGCCATCCAACGGTTACCGGCACCAAACTCTTGCCTCTCGCGGGACCACGCCGTATGGCAGTACTGCCGCTTGGTTGACAAGTTGTTGTGCTGACGGTCAGTCATGTCCTCCGTCGAAGGCATCACCTGCAGAACCAGCCCCCTGAACTGCTCGTCCGTGTACTCCTGATCCTTGAGAACCCGGGCCATACTCGCCAGAGCCTCAGCCCTAGCAATCGACCCCTCAAGGATACGGACCCGCATCTCCAACAGACTGTCATGGTTCTTGGTGTGCTTCACCTTCACCAGAGGCTTACCAATCAACTGGTTCTGACAGAACAGCCGTTCCGTCAGATCGTAGACTGACGTAGCCCACACCCCGTTGTACGAGGTGATCCAACAGATCTGGGGTTGAATGAAATCACCCTCCCCCAAGTCCACAGGTGCGACGAGTTCCTGCGTTACCGCAATCTTCTCTCCTACACCAAACACCGTGCATGATGTGGTCTTCTGCGGGAACAGTTCCTCCGCCATATCAGCGATGTAACGGTACCCCTCAGTCTCCGCATACTTGTACGAGTGCAACCCCAACACGTCCATCGTGTCGGTGCGCAGCACATACTTGTGCAAGGGTGCGCCAGCGTTCACGCCTTCCTTGGTCGTAGGCACCCGGATTCCTCCGGCAAAGTCCTCAAAGCCGGAGGCGGGAAACGCCACGTCGAACAGGGCACCAGCCTCCTCCATGACAACGTGGGCATCCATCGGATGCTCCGCCTTGTCCTTGGTGAGGAAGTTGTGCCCCGTGTGTGTGTCAAATGTTTCCATATTTTTCTCCTTTGTTGTGTTTACTCTACTTGATCTCAGACGGTAAATCCAGCATTCTGCCGTTCCCGTACCGCAGTTGAGGCATCAGCCAAGAAATGCCGGATCTCGGTGCGCACGATGTCACGCACCGCATCCTCCGTCAAACCAGACAACTGCTGATGCTCCCCGATCTGGTTGGTCAACCAGTCGTTTACTGCTACCGCACCCTGAACCGCTGTCTCAAAGTCGCGGGCCAGTTGGCATCCCGTACCGGGGCTGTAATCGTTCAACAGTTGCGACGCACCCTCAGCGAAGTCCACGTCGCTGCTGCGATTATCCATTTCTTCCTGCGCTGCTTCACGGGCAGCCTCGTAAGCGGCATCGTTTACGGAGTCTTCAATCTCACGCCATATCTCGTCCGTGTCCACCTCTACAGTGAACTCTAGTTCCGTTGAATCTACCTTTCCGTTGATTTCCATTATTGCTGTTCCTCCTTGTTGTCGTGACCGAAATCTTCGGCCATCCTATCCAGTTCCACATCATCCTCGTGGACAACGTGGACTTTAGCAGACCTGCTGGCCTGCAACCTGTCCCGTGCTTCTCTGTAGAGAATCTCGGGGCATTCCGCTTGCCCTTCCGCACTGAGCGGTGAGGCAAGACACCATGTGCATTCCACACGTTCGTTGTCGTGTGTTGCAGCGAAACTATGACCGTTCATCAGCCACCTCCACGGTCACGTCAATCCCCATCTCGTCGCAGGGAATCTCCGCGTCCATAGCGAGCGCCTGCTCCTTGGCCTCATTGTGACTCTCAGCCTCAAATATGGCGTTCCATGAATGGCTCACTTCCACCACATAGTAGTTCATTCGTCACTCCTCACAGTCGTGTCCGTAATAGAACTCCTGAGCATCCACTTCATCCATCAAATCAAACACTCTGAAACATTCAGGACACCGCGCCGTTGAGTTGAGCATTGTTCTTTGGCCTATATGTATCTCGTTCACTCGTCATCTCCCTCCGTGCGCTCTATGTTGCGCAGAAGGAACCGCATCGACGGCGGATCAGCCTTCACGACCTGCTCCACCTCAACGTGACACCACGCTGGCAACAGGGCATCCACCTCATCGAACGCCCGCTCCTTTGCGTCCTCCTTATCGTCGGCCCACACGGGCAGGACAACGTACCCGGCTACGTTGATGCGCACCAGATACTCCCACTCAAACTTGTCACTCGTTGTCGTCATCGTTTTCCTCCATCGCTAGTGATCCATCTACCATTCCAGTGAGCATCCACTCAAACTCCTTCCTGTTCCACCGGTCCTTGGGGTTGTCGTTCAGCAGGTTCATGTGCTTCCCGGTGGTTGGACCCCACTCGTTCTGACGCACGATCCACTTGTCCCACATCGGGCGCATGAACCCTACGCAAGTCTCGTAACTGAACGCCAGCCACAACTCGCGGTTCCCCCCTCCGTCAAGCGTCACGACCGTAAAGTTCGGTCGATCCGTCGGGTGTTCTATAGTTGGCACGTTCATTCCATTTCCTCCTTGTACCAGTATGGTGTGTGTGGTTTATTCTCATTGTCCTCATGCCAGCAGCAGTCGCCACCGGTTGAGTCCACATAGACGCCAGCCCGCTCCCTGCGGACGACGCTCTCGCAGTAAGTGCAAGTCGTATAGGCAACTGTTGTCACATTTCCTCCCATTCCATTTCCCTTATTCCGAAAGCCATTCCGCGCATCTTGCCATCGGCGTCAAACACTTTCTGGTCAAACTCCTGACAGTTGGTGTAGAGGATAATCTGACCATTCTCATCCATGCCATGCTCGTAAATGCACATCATTCTCTTGGTCAGTTCCACAATGTCAATCGGGTCAGACACTTCAATGATTCTAGCCATTCTCCCATCTCCCTTCCAATATCAGGTGCGCAATGTGACTCGCCATCTTCTCCGCCACCGTTTCCATTTCCCTCACTAAGGTCGGGGGTGCCATCTCGTGCAGTTGAGTCAGTTCCAACTCCCAAACAGCATCCCACGCCTCATCGTAGGCGAAGTCCCATTCCTCCTCCTTCGTCAAATGGGCATTCAACTGGTTGTCCTCCCACGCACCTAGTGCGCGATCAAACTCTGCATCATTCTGAGTCATTATATCTCCTTTCCTGACAGTCATCGCGTCCACACTCCCAGTGACCCTCGTTGTAGTCGCCCGTACCTGCAACGTAAAGATTCTCGCAGCCATGCCAGTGGCACCAGTCGGGTTTAGGCTCCCATCTCATTTGCTTTCCTCCCTATTCACTCGTACACACCTATCTTGCACATCCACTCCTCCTTGTCAAAGTTGTTCAGAAACTCATCTCCAATCTCCCCAAGCCTCGCTCCTACAGACTTGAGTACACGCATCCGGTTCCAGTTGATGGTGTGATCCAAGGTGGTGTCCATGCCTTGCCGCAGCGCAGCATCCTCCTCATCCACAACCATCTTGAACAACTCGTCAGCGATACGGTCAAAGCATCGCGTCGTGTGCGGTGAATCAGACTTCATCATCACGCACGTCGCTCTCATCCAGATGCTTCAGGATCGGCTCGCCACGGCCAAACGCACGGATGTCATCCGCCGTCCACCTTTGCCCGCCAGCAAATAGGAAGGTCGCCTCACTCTCCGTAATACCCAACTCATCTTTCGCGACGTTGGACACATCCTCGCCCGTCACATAGAGTTGGTCCGGCTTCTTGGCGACGTGCACCCACGACGCCTGTTCCCGCCCTTCGTAGAGAATACCCTTGGTTGGGAACCAACCGGTCAACAATGCGGCATGACCCGCCAGACACAAAGCGGTGCCACATTCCTCCACCTTTGTCCAGCCGTAATCCTCCGTATCGTCGGTCCGGTAATCCCAGAGGCGCTCAAACGCCTCCATAGCGCCCTCATCGGGCTTGAACTTGCCCCACGTCTGCTGGTCATACCTCCACGGCGTGAACTCCATCACGTCCGCAATCTCAAAGAACAGCGTCTTGTTTCTGATAGTCATTGCATTCTCCTTTGGTTATGCCACCCGGTAAACGGGCAGTCCTTCCTGAAACTCGCACTCCAACGCGCCATCCCCAAGGATGTCCAGTATCTCCGGCGTCAGGATCACAGGCGACAACCACGCGTCCAACCATTCGGGACGCGTATCGCCCGGTGCCTGCGCCATCAACGCCTCCCAGCGCAACTCATTGTCGTATTCCTGCTCAGGGGTCAACGCCCTCAACTCAAACAGGTCATGTACAGTCATTGTCTTTTCCCTTCATGTCACGCCACAGCATCTGTGCTGCGACTGCTATCCCCCACGTTGCTCCCGTGAGGAAAACTATCTGAACCAATCTAGTCCAGAACATCGGAACCACCATCCTTTATCGTTTGGGGGTTACTCGCTTGTTTGCCCACAAGTTCTTCTTGCAGAACCTGTTGCTCTTACGCTTCGTGCTCATCTCCCACCTCCTTCTTCTTTGTTCGGACAACGCCATCGTCATCCTTGAAATAGTCCACGCAGGTGTGCGCTATGGCGCACGCCCCGGTGTAGTTGTTCGGGCAGTCCTCCACCCGGGTAAACAGGATCTGCTCCATGTCAGTAAAGCCCCGCATCAGCCTTGCTCCTCTCTTTCTCTCGCTATCCCGACCTTGAGCCATTTCAATGCCGACCGGGACGCCAAGTAGTTGTTGAGAAAACCCCCGCTGAACACGACGATCAGACCCTCTATCAGC